AGAAGGACTCTTTGAACTTTCACGCCTTTGCGTACACCCTGAAACCCAACGAGCAGAATATAATATCACTTCTTGGTTTGTTTCAAGAGCGATTAGACAGTTACGGAAGGATACTGAAGTTAAAGCAGTCATCTCTTACGCTGATAGTGATTTTCATTCTGGTACAATCTATCGCGCTTGTAACTTTAAGTATTGCGGACTCACAGACCCAAAGAAAGATTTCTACTATGCAGACGGAACTAAACACTCTAGAGGCAAAATTAAAGGTGCTGCAGGAGAATGGAAAGAACGCTCCCGCAAACACCGATATGTGATGATATTTGATAAGAATTTAGAGTTACTGTGGTGAAGTGTTTCTAGTATTTTCAGTAGCAGCAAGTTGCTTATTGATATATTGAGAAGACTTTTCATACTTCATAATTCTTCTCATATCACTAAGATAGAGTTGTAGGTAGTCTGGTTTTAATAGATAGACCTGTCTCTTTTGCTCATTTAGTCTTACTTCATACTCATAGTTAGTAACACCACCAACAGGATTTAAATTTGCTGTTGGTATATTTGGATTTGGAATTGAGAAATTTGAATCTACAACTTTACCTTTAGGAAGAATAAGCCTTCCAGAAGAATCTTTCACTTCAGTTGTTTCATAGAATCTAATTGTATTCAGATTACTACCATACTTATTTTCTGCATACTTATAAAGTTCGTAATCTGAAAGTGGCCACTGGTCTCTAACATTTACAATACCAGCGGTTAAAAGAACAACCCAATCATAAGATACGTCACCATAAAGTCTATTGGCGACAGTTTCTGGTCTTTCTCCTTGTTGGATTTGGTATTTGTTGAATAGAGTAAAAACATTCTGTAAGTCATCACGAAGTTTGACTCTTCTAAAAAGATTCTTTACTCTTACATATTCGGTAGATGAAGTTCTATCTTTAAATGGGGACTGATAGAATAAGTCTGGTAGTTCTCTAAAGTAACTCATTTTAGTAACCTACAGCATGACCTTGGTTCACTGGATCTTCACCTGGAGCATATGGACCACTATATTGCTCCTCGTTATAATCTTCAAAGTATATTGGATTAAGTTCTTTAAATGATAAAGACATTGTTATATGAGTTGGTGTTCCATCCCAGAAGGTTGAATAAGTTCCAGAACCTGTGTAGTTCACTTGTAGATCTACCAGAGCCATTGGTTTAAACTTATTCAATATTGGGTGGTTTTTACCACCTTTCATATAAGTCAGTTGGAAAAGATCTGGAGCGGAAATGAAGACACCTTGAATCTTAGAGTTTCCACTTGCGTTTTTCTTAGCACTCATTCTTGCTTTCAGGGTACGAATAATAAGAATGACTTGTTCCGCTTCTTTCTTATTTCTTGGAAAGAATTCAAAGCTAAACTGGAAATTTCTAAGACCAACACCATCAAATAATAGTTCCAGGTTTGGATTAAATACTTGACCAGTTGCTCTTGAAATTAATTCATTAGCACTTACGTTACCACCTAAGACACCAATTGCGGTAGAGGAAACAACATTCTGTATGGCTTTCAATGCTTGTGAATCAGCTCCAATTCCACTTACTCCATCCGTCAACGCCTTTAGGGCAGCATTTAATGCTGCTGTTGGATTATCTTGAAATTGATTACCAAAACCAATACCAAAGGCTTCTGCTGGATTTAATTTTCCCTCTCCCCAACTAATTTGTGTGGTATCACCTATTTGTTCTGGTATTGGTAGATAAATTGTATGAAGTATTCCTTTCGTTCTTTTAGTTTCTTCTACTTTTGAAGATATCGTAGGTAATTGAAAGTTTGCCTTCTCTTTTATTTTTACAGTTGGATTTTCTACATTCTGATCTGTTGGAACATCAAAAAGAGAATCTAAGTTAATTGCTGGAGACTCATATTTGATTATCTCAATTCTCAAATAATCAGAGTCGTTATCGATTCTAGCATATGGATACCTTAAAACCTTGTCCTTTTGAGCAGTTGCTTTCTCTCCAGGTTTAGGTGAATTTGGTTGATTTCCTTGATATGGAATTACATCTAAGGGTATCGCCATTTATGTTTTTTAAGTATTTAGTCGAAAATTAGCAAAAGGTATCATCTGCAAATCTTTCACTTCCGATGGATAGACTTCATACAACCCACCAGCAACTTCATTCCAAGTATATTGTCTGGTCTCACCCCAATGGAAGTTCAGACCACGAAAACCCCACTGGAATACATCAGTAACAGCAACAAAAGGGTTTTGATCATAGTTCAGTGATGCTGTCTTGGCGCTGTAAACAAAGATATAAATCTTACCTGCTTCAGGTATCTTAGGTCCTTCATTTAGAACTGCTAAGAGTTCTACCATAATATCATCAGGGTCTTTGATACCAATAATACTATCACTTATCCCACGGACTCGGTTTACATTTGTATCCGTATCTGTGGGTCTTTTTGTTGTTTGTTGCTTGACTGTCTTTCTAGGCATTACTTGATACCTAATTCTTTCTCAGTAAAGACTCTGAACTCATAACCCCTATCAAGACACCATTCTTTTGCTGCTTCCCACTTTGCCTGGTTTTTAGCATACTCGTATGCCTCACGCAAGTAACCTTGAGTTTGTCTCTTTGGTTTTGGTGGAGGTGCAGTTTGACGTAGAGGTTTAATCTCAATAATATACTTTTTAATGTTTCCAGTTGATTCTTTTACTTTAATGTAAAAGTCTGGAAAATATCTATGTGGTTTATTGTCTACTGGAGACTTATACCACACATACATTTCTTCACTACCCCATTCTAATATATTTGGGTTATTATCACAGTAACGACAAAACTTTCTTTCCCATAATGATCTATAGATTATATTTGATGGGTCACCTTTGTATTTTTTTGGGTTAGAAGGTTGATACTTTCCCTTATATGCCATCTAAATAACTAATAATGTAAGACTCGTATAAGGTATTTAGAGTGGCAGCACCTAGACCAAGAAGGATATCGGATTTTAAACCAGCACTAACAAATCTAGCGCAAACTTCACATTATCAGGTTGTTTTTGGTGGTCTACCATTACCTTTAAGACAACATTTGAATGTCCGTGGAGTTGGTTATAGGTTTATTACTGAGACATCAGGACTTCTGTGCTATTCTGCTTCGTTACCTGGAAGTGCTCTTGCTACTGCGAATATTAAGGGAAACTTTATGGGAGTCGTTGAAAATATGGCTCACACAAGATTGTTTACTGAGATAGGTCTTGAGTTTTATGTTGATAATGAGTATAAAACTCTGAAGTTCTTAGAACATTGGATGGACTTCATTTCTAATGGATCCGCACATAGAAAAGCATCTGATGATTATTATTTTAGGATGGAATATCCAGAAGATTATAAATCAAACCAAACAAAAATTATTAAGTTTGATAGAGATTATAAAGAAGATATAGAATATACTTTCTGGGGTCTTTTTCCAAGAGATCTTTCATCAACAGTAGTGAAATATGATGCATCGGAGATATTAAAAGCATCAGTACGCTTTAGTTACGACAGATATATTTGTGGTAGAAGTGATAGTTACTCTATTCACAGAGGAACTGATGATAATAAGAAAAATGATAATTCAAATCAATCAACTGGTAATGAAGGACAGAGATATGTTCCAGTTTCTGCTGGTGCTGCTCAGGCTGGTGGAGTTAGATTTATTCCTGAAGGTATGACTTATGCTGAAGCACTTAACAAGGGACAAGTCTACAATAGCCCCTATGGACCTAGATAAATATTTTTAACTGAACTTTTTGGGTTGTTATGCCTTTACCAAAAATATCTACACCAACCTATGAGTTGGAACTTCCTTCTAATGGAAAGAAAATTAGATATCGCCCTTTTCTTGTAAGAGAAGAAAAGATTCTTATCATCGCAATGGAAAGCGAAGATGATAAGCAAATCACAAATGCTGTTAAGGAAGTTATTTCTAACTGTATCCTAAGCAGAGGAATTAAAATCGAACAACTGTCTACATTTGATATTGAATATATCTTTTTGAACATCAGAGGTAAATCTGTTGGCGAAGAAGTGGAAGTTATTGTAACATGTCCAGATGATGGAACTACCCAAGTTCCCGTAACAATCAACTTAGATGATATCAAAGTTGAGACTGGAAAGAACCATAATAGAGATATCAAACTTGATAATGATCTTATTCTGAGGATGAAGTATCCATCTATGGAAGAATTTGTGAAAAATAATTTCAGCACCGAAGAGCTAAACTTAGATAATACTTTTGATCTAATCTCTTCCTGCATTGAGCAAGTCTATTCTGAGGAAGAGTCTTGGTCAGCATCGGACTGTTCTAAGAAAGAACTTAGAGAATTTCTTGAGCAGTTGAGTTCAAAACAATTCAAAGAGATTGAAACATTCTTTGAGACAATGCCAAAATTGTCTCATACTGTTACGGTGATGAATCCAAATACAAAGGTTGAAAATGAAATTGTTCTGGAGGGATTAAATGCTTTTTTCGGGTAAGTATGGCTCATGAAGATCTTGAGTCATACTACAAGATAAATTTTGCCTTGATGCAGCATCATAAATACTCATTGACTGAACTAGAGAATATGATACCTTGGGAAAGAGAAGTTTATCTCACTTTCCTAAAACAATATATTGAGGAAGAAAATTTAAAACAACAGCAATCTGAACTAAATGGCTGAGTTTTCATCGCCAATCACAACTGGTTTAAGAGTAAGAAGAACTAGAGTATCCTCTTTTTCGTTTCTGAATCGTCCCCAAGACCAACAGCCAAGGGAAGATTATGGAACTACGCTTGCGCTGCAGCAGAATAGACTTGCTTTTGATAATATTAATTCTTCCCTTATAAATCTTAGTAATCAAGTTAGTGCTCTAAGTGCTTCTCTGAATGGTATTGCTGAAAGAGTAAGAGAAGATTCTGCATTAGATCAGGCAAGAGAATCTCAGAAGATAAGACAGGAAGAAATCTTAGCAGAGCAGAAAATCAGAGAAGGTAAAGAAAGCGTCGTTGAACGCAAAATGCAGTCTGCTCTTTTGACTCCGATTAAAAAAGTTGGCGATAAAGCAAGATTTACTCTAGGTAGATTATCAAGCTTCTTTATGATTCTCCTAGGTGGTTTCCTAGGAAATATGGCGCTATCAACTATTAGTGCCTTGATATCTGGTGATAAAGAAAGACTAGAAGAACTTAAGCAAAAGTTCTTGAAGAATATTGGTGTTGTAACTGGTATTTTCTTATTGTTTAGTGGTGGATTTAGAACTATACTTGGTTATCTTACCAGACTTACTTCTAAGTTGGGTAGTTCTATTTTTAGAAACTTATTAATTAGACCTGTTGCTGCACTACTCAATTTAGTTAAAACTGCTGCTGCAGGTATAGCGGCAGGAATAGGTTTAAAACCAAAAACAAAACCAACTCCAACAAAACCAAAACCATCAGCACCACCAGCAAAAACTTCACCTGGAGGTAAAGCAGGATCTAGTGGAGCTCCACCTGCTTCATCTGGTTCTAAAGGAAGTCCTTTTGGTTCATCAGTACTTAAAGGTGGTTTATTCGCTGCAGGTGCGTCTGCAATATACGATACGCTTTTTGGATCATCTGTTGGTGAAATGATCGCTGGTTCTGGTACAGGTTTTGCTGCTGGCGGTGCTCTATCAGCATTAAACTATGTTCTAGGTCCAAAATTCACAATACCGTTAACAATAGCTGGAACATTTGCTATTCCAGCATTGATTGGTCTTGGTAAGGAATTTTATAAGGGAAGCGATATTGGTAAAGATAATCCATTCTTGAATACAGAGATTAATTTACTAGATGCGTTTACTGGACAAGGACCATTATTTAAAACACCATCTCCAGAAATAAATGCACCACCAAAAAAATCTAATGATAATCTCCAGTCATTAAAAAGTTCAGACTCTGGAGGTAATGTAACAGTAATTAATAATGAATCTACTGCTAGTGCAAGAAATGTACCAACACAAGATCTAGGTTCTGCTAACTATCTGCCTAGCATTGCTACTTCAGATCCAGATAATTTTCACAAGTATACTTCGTATCGTTACTTTAATACTGGATGGGCATAAGTTAAATGGCGTATCGTTCTTCCATAAATGTAACTAGCATTAATAAGTCTTTATCTGGACTTAACAAAAGTCTTCTTAGGACAAGAGAATCTGCTGCAACTGTTAGAACAACAATTATACAGTCTACAACAAATAAGAGAAAATCTTTTTCAGCGAGTATAAAAGCATTTAATCAGAGAAGAGAAGCGACAAGAAGAAAAGAAAGAGAGGATATTGTAGAGGCATCATCAATTCAGGGTGCAATATCAAGATCTACTAGTGCTGTAGCAAATAGCACAAGAGGTTTCTTGGGTAGAATACTTGATTTTCTTGGAACATTACTAGTTGGATGGGCTTTGACCAATCTCCCAAATATCATTAAAATGGCTCAAGCTCTCATTGAGAGGATGAAGACATATTTCCAATATCTCAATAATTTTAGAGAGGGTCTTCAAAACTTTTTGATAGGATTTGGTGATATGGTTGGTGAAATTTCTTCTGGTCTTGTTAGATTTGATTTTAATGCTGTAAGAGTAGCAGTAGACAAAGGAATGAATCAAATGAAGGATTCCTTCGTCCAAATGGATAATTCAATAAATTCTGTAATACTTTTACTTAAGCAGGATGTTAAGAAATTACTTGGAATTGAGGATTATGAATTTGATAGAGGTAGTGATGATGGTGGAGGTGGTGGAGTAGATCCTGGAGGAGGTTCAGCACAACTTCCAGATCCAAAGTCTGCTGAAATGTATCGTATCGCTGCGGCACTCACCACAGAAGGTAGTAGTGACCAGGGATACGCCGACATGCTGCAGGTGGTTGCTAATAGAGTTGCACACCCTGGATATGGTACTAACTATACTGATGTTCTTGGTGCTCCCGGACAGTTTCAAGGTGTGTACACTAGAGGTAGTGGAGCATTTAAATCAATACGTACTTTAGGGCAAGCATCTGCATGGTCTGGTCAAAGTCAGGCAACTCTATTAAAAGTTATTAGTCTTCTATCCGATCCAAAAAGACAAGCAAGTGCAGCAAAATTTGTTGGCGGTGCTCTAGAGTTTAGAGGTAGTCCAGCAACAGTTAGGGCAGTTAATAGTGATAGCGATCCACGAAATAATATTCGGGCAGATGCTAATGGAATAATTCCTGGTTCCGTCTGGCGTGGTACAAACCAAGATAACCAGTTCCTTGTGGATCCATCCAAAGATCCGATGCTTAGTGGTCCAGCATCACTTAACCTACCAAAACCACAACCACAAGCACCACCACCAAAAAGCCCCCCAAAACGAAATACTGCTATGCCTGATGCGAGTAAAGAGGGTGCTCCCGGAATTCCTGGAGATCCTAAGTCTCCAAAAATTGGTGAATGGGTAGGTTCATCTAAAAAAGACTATTCATCTCAACTTGCTATGGCTTTGCAAAATGCAAAACCACAACCAAGAACAAATACTTTAATTTTAAATAATACTGTAAAGCAAACAGAATATGTTGGTGGAGAAACAAATAGTGGTTCTGTTATTATAGTTGCTGGGGTAAATAGTAATAATATAAAAAATAAGTTCCTTTCTAGTGTAGTATAAATGGCAGCAAGAGACGCATCAATATTCGAACAAATTACCATAGAGTCTGGTGATGGTACAAGAACCATTGATATGAGACTCGGTGTAGTTGCTATCAAATATTATGAAGATGTTTTTTCACCAACTATCACAGCAGAGATTACCGTATCTAATACGGGAGGAACAATTCCTGGAAAAGATGGTTCATTGCAGTCAATCTACAGTGGTCTTCCGTTAAGAGGTGGCGAAAGAGTATTCATAAAAATTGCTGGTAACAGTGATAAAAATAAATCTGGTATTGATCTTGTTGATGAACCATTGTACGTCTCTAAAATTACAAATGTTATCAGAGAAGGTCAAAGAGAAACATTTACATTAAAGTTAGTATCAAGAGAAGCAATTACTAATGAAACTTCAAGACTATACAAAAAATTTCCAAGAGCTCAAATAACTGATCATATAGAAAACATTATAAAGGAAGGTTTACAATCTCAAAAAACATTGAAATCTGATGTCGTTAGTAATCAATATAGTTTTATTGGAAACTTGAGAAGACCTTTCGATGTTCTGACTTGGTTAGCATCAAAGTCTATTCCAGATACCAATGTTCCTGGATACTTTTTCTATGAAACTATAGATGGATACAACTTCAGATCTATCGACAAACTTATTATTGATGGAAAAGCAAGTCCAAAAGCAGAATATTATCATCAAGAGGACCAAGATATTGAGAAGTCAACTGATCAAAGGATATTGAGTTATTCTGTTAATAGAAATAATGACTTATTAGAAAAACTTAGACTAGGAACGTATGCATCATTCTTTACTGAATATGATCCATATCAAAGTAAGTTTAGTCTTCAGCAAGAAGGAAAGAGAACAATAACTGATTTTGCTAAGAACGCAACATTCCTTGGTGACGATCCAGATATTCCTAAAATTTTTGGTTCTGGTAACTTCTCTTTTGACACTGTTCCAAGTAGAATTATCTCATCAGTTCTCGATGTTGGTGTGTTGGAGAAAGATGTGAGCAAACAACCTGGTAATGATGCTAAGTTATATCAAAGAGACGCTTTCTTTAGATACAATTATTTGTTCATGCAAACACTCAATATGACTGTTCCATTAAATAATAATTTAAGATCTGGTGATGTTATACGATGCAATTTCCTTAAAATTTCAGCAAACAGTAATGATTTTGACCCTGAGAATAGTGGTCTATATATGATAAAAGAACTCTGTCATTATTTTGATGGTACACAATCTCTAACATCAATGAAGCTACTTAGAGATACATTCAGGGATATTTAAAAGTAACAAATGGAAGATCTTTCACTTAAAACTAATTTTGTAGGCAGAGATGGATTTGTTTGGTGGATAGGGCAGATTCCACCTATTGAATCATGGGACCAACAAGCAACTGGTCCAGGTTGGGGCATTAGATATAAAGTCCGCATTATGGGATATCATCCTTATAGTGAAGCGGAACTAAGTAATGAGGACTTACCATGGGCACATGTGATGCTACCACCAGGTCATGGAACTGGTTCGGCAAATACATTCAAGAGTATTCGTTTTAACCCTGGTGATACTGTAATTGGTTTCTTTCTAGATGGAGCAGATGGTCAGCATCCAGTTATTATGGGTGCATTCGCCAATTCAATCGACGCTGTAAAGGATGGTGAGAAACTACCATTCGCACCATTCTCCGGATACAATAAGTATATCAAAGAACCAGCGAAAGGCTCACTATCAAAGAGTGAGTCTGGAGATCAGAATGCTGCAACTGCAAAACAACCAATAGGTGTTAGTCCTTCTGATGCTAAAAAGGTAGATCCAAGCAATCCAGCAGCAAAGAGAACTTCTGATGGAAAGGTGATACGATTACCTTGTGGTACAGAAGGTGAAGATACTAAAGGTAATAAAGGAACAATTACCAAGATCAAAAATGCTATTGAAGGATTTGTTAAGTTTCTCCAAGACTTAAAGGCACAGTTTGATGAGGGACTTGAGTATTATAGAGACTGGGTAGATAGAGAGATTGATATTAGGGCAGAACAAATAACTACCGCTGCAACCAAAATGATCAGTGGTATGATTAATAAGTTATTTAAGAAACTTGAACCAATTCTAAGCAAGGGTCTTGATCTTCTCTATGCTTCTGTATATGCTACAGTCTTCGCTGCAACTTTAAATCCAGTAGCAGCACACCTTGCTGGAGTAGCGGCACAAACTGCTATGCTTCAACCAGTAAAAATACTTCAAGATCTTATCCCTTGTATTGTTAATCAAATCTTAGACAAAGTATTTAATCTTGTAAAAGATCTTTTAAAGTCTATTGCTAATAATGTCCTAAACTTTGTCGATTGTGTTGCTGATCAAACTGTCGGTGCAATGATCAATGGTATTATTGGTCTTATTGATAATGCATTGCTACCAGCAATTAATGGAATATCTAAGATTCTTCAATTCTTCGAAGACTTTAGTGTTGAGGGTCTACTACGGAATGGTATTGATGCACTTCTTGGACTTGTTGGTCTTAAGTCTTGTAATAAAAAGAATCAGAAAGACAAGTATGGCGCTTGCAAATATAAACTAGGATATGGACCAGTATTTCAAGATGAGCCAGATCTCAAAGGAATTATTGATAATGCTAATACTGCTAAGTCAATATCAACAGCAGCAAAGCTTGCTGGTTTCCCATTAGACGGAGTTCAAGATATTGCTGGAGCATATGACTTCATATCTGGAACAGTTAAAGATCCAAACTTTATTGGTGATCTTGGTTCTTGTTATACTGGACCACCAATTGTTTGTGGACCACCAAAGATCAATATTTTTGGTGGGGGTGGTACAGGAGCAAGTGCTGTTCCTATTCTTGGTGGTATTATCGGTGAAGATAAGTATAAAACAGGAAGTATTATAAGTGTTAAGGTAACCAATCCAGGAAGTGGATATACCTTCCCACCATTTGTAGAAGTTGTAGATAGTTGTAACCAAGGATATGGTGCTATTGCTAGAGCTATTGTTAAGAATGGTCAGGTAGATACCATTTATGTTGTGTCTGAGGGTGAGAACTATCCAGCAGATAAAGAGATTCCATATGTTGTTGATAGCGTAACAGTTATTGATCCAGGGCAAGACTTTGAAGATGGAGATACTGTAGTTGATGACCAAGGAAATGAGTATGATGTTCTTATCCAGTCTGGTGCTATCATCAAGGTGACCCCAATAAATAGTAGAGATGTAACTAATATTCCTGTACTTGAGGTCATTTCAAAGAATGGTTCTGGAGCAATCCTTGCTGCTAACCTAGGAGAAAGACCACCATTTGATGGAGAAGTTAAGCAAGTAATTGATTGTATTACCTAAATGGCAAAGCGCCCAGAAGATAAACAAAACTGGTATTTGAGAGAGTGTATCTCTTATAACCCAAAAGTAAGGGAAGAAATATGTAATCCTTCCTTTGGATATTTGGGAGCTTCCAATTATTTTTTATATACAGTATCCGATAAGAATTTAAAAACTTCTATCGACATTACGGATGCTGGAAAATTTATTCTAAACTCCGACGAATCCATTGAAATGGTTGCTGGAGAGCGTTCTGGCGACAAAAGTGAGAACATTCTAATTCACGCTAGACGTGGTAATGTATCAATAACAGCAGATAGAACTGGAAATATTCGCATATCGGGTAATAATGTAGTAGTTGAGTCTAATGGTGATCTCGAATATGTGGCTGGTAATGATTTTATTGTTGATGCCGCTAACATGAGGTTTCAAGGGAACAGTATTGAATCTGATGCACTAACAGGAAGTATGGTTCCACCACAGAAACAGTTTTTATTTAAAGTCTTCGCCAACTCCTTTGTTGGTGGTGGAGTAATACTAAAAGCACTTGGATTATTCATAGGATAAGATGGCAGAAAACATCTGGGTACAAGGACAAGAGTCATATTTTAATGAAGACGCTAAGTTCTTCAAAGACGTATACATTTACGGAAAACTTTATTATGACTTTGAAGGTCTTGGAGATGATTTAACTCTTGATAATCTTACTGTTAATAACCAAGCAAATATAAATGACCTATATGTAGCAGGTCTCTCTACTTTCATAGGAGCATCTCAATTTAATAGCGTAGTTTCTTTTGGAAACACTGCTACTTTCCAAACCGATGTTAACATTCTAGGAACACTAGATGTAGATAATATTGATGTTGGAATTGCTACAGTCAGACAACGTTTTGAACTTACTAGTGATGGCGGAACTAATTACTTAGTTGGTTTTGCTACTGGATCCCGCGCTGGTAATATTGGTATTGGAAGCACGTTACCTGAACAACTACTTGATATTGGTAACTCTATTCGTATTGTTAGGAATATCTTTGACTCTGCTAACTTTCCTGGTGATAATGGATACTTCCTATCCCGCGATGCTAATGGTATTCGTTGGATTTCTGCACCACCAAATGCTAAGACTGATGGATTCTTCGCACGAAATGAAGGTATAAACGTCGGTGTTGGTTCATTTACAACTATTAACTTCATTGGTAATGGTAGTGGTGGAGACGTTGTTAATGCTACAGTAAATACTTCAGACTCCAATGTCCTTGATGTTAATATCATAGACCATTGGATAAGAAATGGTGCTGGTATTCACACAACAGTTAATGTTGGTGTTAATGTAATTTCCCCACAAACACAGCTTGATGTTAACGGAATTGCTTGGTTCAGGGATGAACTGAGAGTATCTGGGGTATCAACATTTACTCAGTTGGTTAGAATAGATGCTCCACTGAGAGTACATAATAATCTTATTGTAGGTACAGCAACAACAGCAATATACGCAAATAACTCTGGTATTGCTACATATGCAGATAGGGCAGGTTTCTCTACAGTAGCAGGAATCTCAACGTTTGCTATCCAGTCTGGTTTCTCTACAGTATCAGGCATTGCTACATACGCTATTCAGTCTGGCTTCTCTACAGTATCAGGCATCTCTACTTTTGCTATTCAAGCAGGATTTGCTACCGTATCTGGTATATCGACTTTTGCTATTCAAGCAGGTTTCGCAACAGTAGCAGGAATCTCAACGTTTGCTATTCAGGCAGGATTTGCTACTGTATCTGGTATATCGACTTTTGCTATTCAGTCTGGTTTCTCTACAGTATCAGGTATTGCTACCTTTGCTATCCAGTCTGGATTTGCTACAGTAGCAGGTTTCGCAACAAATGCCGCTAGAGCAGGCATTTCTACATTCATTCAAACTACTGAGACTCTCACAAACCAAGACTTCTTCATTCCATTTGTTGAAAACTCAACTAGTCAAACAAGTGAGACTGTAAGAGTTGATAGTGGTATTACATATAACCCATCAACCAATGCTTTGGGTATTGATGGATCTTTACAGGTTGGATCTGCTGCTACAGTTATTGCTACTAATGCATCTGGTGATATTGGTTTCAACAGCACAACTCCAACAAGAGCAGTTGACTTCCAAAAAGATGTTCGCTTCCAGCAGGCATTATATGATCTAAATGATAATGTTGGATTTAGAACTGAAAAGTATCAGGTTCCAAGAAATGTCCTAACAACTGTTGGAGTTGATACGACAGGAAACATTATTGGTGGAAGATTCTATGATGCCGCAAACCTAATACGACTAAACTTAGACTACATTGCTAATGAATCTATTGGTTTCTTAACAAGTACAGACTATAAGAGTCCAGCATTTGCCCTATCTTCGGCAGACTACACTTCCTGTAAGGATGATATTAAGGATATTCTGAAAGCTATTACCTATGATATCACAAGAGGTGGTAACTCCCGTTGTGTTGGTGCTGGTCAGTCTTATTATAATGGAGCAACTCTACAGCACATCACTGGAACTGATATAAACGGTTACAGTATCAAGGAAGCAACTATTGTTGCTATCACGACTGCTGCTCAAGTAGCAAGATATGTTATCAATAACTTACCAGCACCAAGATCTTATCAGGGTGTAGGCAATAGTGTTTCTCTCATTCGTGATCTAACATTACAAGACGACCCTGCTGTTGGTTTCAACACTGATCCAGGCGGTTGTTCTAATGTTGTTTCTGCTATTACTGTTTGTGCAGGTATTGTTACTAATATTATTCAACTTGGTGCATCTGCATTCACCACTATTGGTTTTACCACAACAGCACCAAATGGTAAGATTGTTTGGGCTCCTGCAGGTGCTGACTCTAGAAACATTATCTGGGTTTCTAAGTATGGTAACGATGATAATGATGGTAGAACAGAAGGTTCAGCAAAACTAACTATCGGTTCCGCCGCTGAAGCAGCACAACCTGGCGATACTATTATGGTTCGCTCTGGTGTTTATGCTGAGAACAATCCTATTGGTTTAAGAACTGATGTTTCGGTTATTGGTCAAGACTTAAGACTGGTTACTATTTACCCACAAAACAATGATGATGTCTTTTATGTTAGAAGAGGATGTTTGATTGATAGTTTGAGTTTTGCTTACAGTAAAGATCCTTATGATGATTCTGCACCATTGTCTATTACTGGTGCTGCTGTTGCTTTCCCACCACCAGCTGGTATTGGTAGTGCTAGATCTGGTTTCTTGGATCCTGGTCCTTGCAATGAAGGTCCAAGTGGAAGATGGAGATCTCCATATGTTCGTAACTGTACGAACTTTATGAGTAACAGTATTGGTATGAAGATAGACGGAGACCATGTTGCTGCTGCCTTTACCGGAACTAATAATCTTGGGCAAGACCTCAAGTGTATGGTTTGTGACTCATTTACTCAATATAACCAAAATGGTATTGGCGTTTCTATCACTAACAAAGCATATGCTCAGTTAGTTTCTATTTTTACTATCAACTCTAAGATTGGTATCTTTGCTGGTAGTGGTGGACAATGTGACCTAACAAACTCTAACTCCTCATTTGGTGATTATGGTTTGTATGCTGATGGAACCAGTGGTGATGAGTTTACTGGAATTACTACTGGGACAACAGTTGCTGCGGAACAAGATACTTATACCTTCTTCGATATGAGAGATGATCTATCGAATATAAGAAAACCATTTGATGGTCAGGGTGCTTTCTTCAAGATAAACCTTGACGATTATGTTAATACTGGAGGAAAGAGTGGTATTGTTATGGAACCACTTAGAACTATTAGAACAATTAATGTTACCAATGGAGGTTCTGGATATAGTGCATCAGCTCCTCCTAATGTAACTGTATCTGCACCATTTGGTCCTGAAGGAATTCTTGCCGAACTATCTGCTAATGTGAGTGCTGCCGGAACTATTAGTTCTATTGATATTATTGCTAGTGGTAGAAACTTCCTTCCCGCAGGTAGTGGATCTAATCAACAGGATATTGTTATCACCATTTCTGGTTCTGGTGGAGCAACTGCCGAAGCGATTACGGATCCAATACTTTACACTATAAACACTGCAACAGAACCAACAAATACTGGTGTTACAACTGTTACTTTCAATGAATTTGTTCCTTATTCTGTTGGTGTTGGTGTGAGTGTTTCACTGAGAAGACTAAGTAGAATCATCACCAGTTCTCACTCCTTTGAATATATCGGTGCTGGTACAGACATAAATAGAGCAAACCCCTTCCAGGGTGGTGTGCCTATTCCTGAAAATGAAATAGTTGCTATTAATGGCGGTCAAATTCCATTCACCAGCACAGATCAAAAAGGAAACTTTAGAATTGGACAAGGACTAACTATTGACCAAACTACCTCTACTATTTCTGGAAGAGACTTTAACAGAGCGATACAAGCAAACTTAACACCACTGATACTTGCTTTGGGAGGATAATAAGATAAGATGGCAATCGCACCAGTCAATAAGTTTCTTACAGTCGCTGTTCCTGTGGCTCCAGGAGAACAGAAAATATACGAGGTCCCTACAGGCACTTCTGCTATTTTACTCTATGCACAAGTATCTAATGTGGGAGTTGGAACCTATCCGACTACAACTCTGATACACAGAAGAGAAAGTAGAAGTACAGGTAATACAAGAGATATTAGAATTATAAAAAATATTGAAGTTCCACCAAACGATGCTGCTATTCTTATTGATGGTCGTTTGGTTTTAGAAAAAACTGCTACAGTTCTAGATAGACTTTATATCACTGGAACACAGACTGGTATTGTAACGATTACAAATGTAACTTATGATGAACCAACTGGTGTTTCAACTATTACAACTTTAACAGCACATAACTTTACTGTTGGTTCTGATATCACTATGTCTGGTATTGCTATGACCTGCCCATCAGGTTCTGGTATTACCACAACTATTTTCCCAAGTCCACAAAAGTCTTATGTTGTAGACAACATAACTAGTGATGTTGGAGGTTCGAAAACATTCACAACAACTGTAGGAAGCGCCAATGGAATTATCCATACATATGTAAGCGGCGGTCTTGTTGGTCCACTACAAATGGAATTTATTGGTAGTTTCCTAGAAAATAGCACCACTTAATAAGAAATGGCAGATAATACAAGAAAGCCGACACAGCGATATATAAGTGGTAGAGTAAAGATAGCAGGAACTGAAGCGTTATCTTCAGACCGTCATTTATATGTTCATCCAGGTGAGGTCGAACCCAACTTAGGTTATGTTGGAGAAAAATTAATACCACTTGCTGATAAGTATTATCAGTTGATTACCGTTAATAACGGTACAACTTATGATAGATACTGGCAGGAACAGCCTGGTTTACAACCTGGTGGAATAAGTATCTTTGACGAAGGATTTCTTGTTGGAACTGCCAATAGTATATCAAAACTAAACTTTGTAGGAACTGGTGTAACTGCCATTGCAAGTGGATCTATTTCTACAATTACAATATCTCCCAGAGTTACTGTTAGTGCAGAACCACCAAGTGGAGTAAGTCAGGGAGATCTTTGGTGGGATAGTGATGTAGGTGAACTATATCTTTACTATCAGGATGGAAATAGTGAACAGTGGGTTGAAACATCTGGTGGTAGTGAGACTGTAACTATTAGCGATACTGCTCCAAGTTCTCCAAATATTGGAGACTTATGGTGGGAAAGTGATACTGGAGATTTAAAAGTATATTATAATGATGGTTCTAGTTCTCAATGGGTATCTGCAAATAGTTCTGATACACTAGTACAAATATCAACATCATCTCCATCATCACCACAACCAGGCGATCTTTGGTGGAATAGTGAGTCTGGTAACCTTTACGTTTACTATGAAGATGCAGACACATCTCAATGGGTTACGGCAAGCAATGCTATTGAAGGACCACAAGGATCTACAGGTGCTCAAGGTACTGCTGGACCACAAGGAGCACAAGGTTATCAAGGTGCTCAAGGTGCAGTAGGAGCACAAGGATCTACAGGTGCTCAAGGTGCTACTGGTGCTCAAGGTTCAGTAGGAGCACAAGGATCTACAGGTGCTCAAGGTGCTCAAGGTACGGCAGGTACATCAGGATCTCAAGGTACTATAGGTGCTCAAGGTGCTCAAGGTGCTCAAGGTCGTCAGGGTGCTGTTGGTGCTCAAGGTGCTACTGGTGCTCAAGGTTCAGTAGGAGCACAAGGATCTACAGGTGCTCAAGGTACGGCAGGTACATCAGGATCTCAAGGTACTGTAGGTGCTCAAGGTGCACAAGGTTATCAAGGTGTTCAGGGTGCTGTTGGTGCTCAAGGTGCTCAAGGTGCTACTGGTGCTCAAGGTTCAGTAGGAGCACAAGGATCTACAGGTGCTCAAGGTGCTCAAGGAACCGCAGGTGCTCAAGGTGCTCAAGGTACGGCAGGTACATCAGGATCTCAAGGTACTATAGGTGCTCAAGGTGCTACTGGTGCTCAAGGTGCTCAAGGAACCGCAGGTGCATCAGGATCTCAAGGTACTACTGGTGCTCAAGGTGCTCAAGGAACCGCAGGATCTCAAGGTACTATAGGTGCTCAAGGTACTATAGGTGCTCAAGGTTCAGTAGGAGCACAGGGTGCTCAAGGTCGTCAGGGTGCTACTGGTGCTCAAGGTGCTCAAGGTACGGCAGGTGCTCAAGGATCCGATGGAACAAGACCTCTAACTGTAACCACAAAATCTTCATCATATGTTTTAGTTGCAGGAGACGCTGGAACTATTATAAGTATAACTGCAGGAGGAGTTACTGTTCCTTCTGATACTTTTACTGCAGGAAATACCGTATTAATTTACAATAACTCCGCTTCTTCACAAACAATCACACAGGGTACTTCTACAACATTAAGACTTCCTGGAACTTCTGATACTGGCAATAGAACTTTACAGCAAAGAGGTTTGGCAACGGTTTTATGTATAGCAAGTAACGAATTTGTAATTTCTGGTAGCGGATTGTTGTAATTTATGACTATTGCATCTGTTCCTCATTTACTATCTTCAGAATTAATTCATCACATTACAACCAATCAAGAGAATTTAAATTTACAAACTCTTTTTGGATCAAGTAAGTATTCAGCAGGTATTAATAAAAGAGTTGTCATTGCTAGTGGAGTTACTATTGGAGCCACGAGCACAGGAAATTATGCTTTAAACATTCCGTCAGGATTTGGTGGAAGAATACTTTTGGTAAATGAGGGTTCTATTCTTGGTGCTGGTGGTGCCGCAAATAGTGGAACTGGTGGAAATGCTATTAATGCTGGTGCCTCTAATATTTTCATTGATAATCGTGGCACTATTTCCTCTGGTGGTGGAGGAGGAGGAGTTGGTGGCACTGGTGGTGGAGGATATTATCAATCATCTGGAGAATCATATTGGGCAAATACTGTTTGTAGCGGAAACAGTATGCCTTGTTATCAATTAAATCCACCACACCCTTGTAACTGTCAAGATGAATGTAGAAGAATAAGAGCTTGTGGTGATGGTAGAAACTATACATTATGGGAAAAAGTATGTAAATATTGCTATACAAATACTTACTATACCTCAGGTGGTTCTGGTGGTAATGGTGGAAGAGGTGAAGGTTATGATGGTGCTGCTGCATCTGGTTCTTCTGGAAGTGCAGGTGGCACAAATGCTGGTGCTGGTGGAACAGGTGGAACTGGTGGTTCTTACGGAAACAGTGGTAATACTGGTAACACCGGTGCAAACGGCAACAATGGGTCTGGTGCCGCAGGAACTGCTGGTGGTTTAGCAGGATTTTATATCGTTAACAATGGAAATGTTACTTGGGTTGCAAATGGCACAAGAAATGGTAGAATAGGATAAATACTTGTAAATTTATTGATACATAATGAAGTATATAATCAAAGAAGTTCTTCCTGGTCAAATCAGGGTTGAGTTTGAAGATAATTCGTGGGCAATCGTGCCTATTGGAGAAAATTTTTCTCTAGAAGATGTTGATGACGCAGTATCTTATTATGATCCAGAATTTATACCAGACCCACAAACTTTGATTAATTCGAATGTTTCTGTAGATTTAGAAAGGCAATCTACTAGAAAGGAAAATTCTGTATTGCCAAATACAATTTTTGAAAAATCTATTCAAACTCAAGCATCAACTAGTGATAATGTTCCAGATGTAGATTTAACACCAATTACAACTGAATTATATGGCGGTTTACCACTACCAAATTTTCACAAAGACCAAATTATCATATCATATGTAATGGCAGATTACTTTATCAAGAAAAATGATGATTATAGATTGAAAGAAGAGTTGGATAAGAAAATTGAGGAATATGTCGTAACAAATAGTATTACTGTTGAAGATGCAATAGAAAGTTTAATTTTTGAAAATGATGATTTAATCGTAGAACTTGCAGAGGAGCAATTGAAAAATGAATGAAAAAATTCAGTTAGCTGTTGATAGAATGAAACTTTGCTTACAGTGCGAACATTTCTTCAAACCAACTAGACAGTGTAAGAAGTGTGGGTGTTTTATGCCGATTAAGGTAAGACTTAGCAATTCTTCGTGTCCTGTTGGGAAATGGTAGTTTATTGTTGATGATAAAAATCTTAATTAATATTAACTAAAGTGATTGGTTGGCAAAAAAGTTACAGATTTAATGTTGCATTTCTAATTACATGCTAAGAATAAATATCTAAAAACCGTAGATAATGGCTGCATTAAATTTTCCTGCTAGTCCTACTTTAAATGATGAGTATAACGCTAATGGTGCTACTTGGCGTTGGAATGGAACTGCTTGGGTAAGACTTGGTGATCCTGGAGCACAAGGTGCTCAAGGTTCCACAGGTGCTACTGGTGCTCAAGGTGCTCAAGGGACCGCTGGTGCTCAAGGTGCTGTAGGGGCTCAAGGTGCTCAAGGTTCCACAGGTGCTACTGGTGCTCAAGGTTCCACAGGTGCTACTGGCGCACAAGGTTCAGTAGGAGCACAAGGAACCGCTGGTGCTCAAGGTGCTACTGGTGCTACTGGTGCTCAGGGTGCTGTAGGTGCTACTGGTGCTCAGGGTGCTGCAGGTGCATCAGGATCTCAAGGTACTATAGGTGCTCAAGGTGCTACTGGTGCTCAGGGTGCTGTAGGTGCTACTGGTGCTCAAGGTGCTCAAGGTACGGCAGGTGCTCAAGGTACTATAGGTGCTCAAGGTGCATCAGGATCTCAAGGTACTATAGGTGCTCAAGGTGCTACTGGTGCTCAGGGTGCTGTAGGTGCTACTGGTGCTCAAGGTGCTCAAGGTGTACAGGGTTCACCTGGAACTCTAACTCTTAATGAAAAGTCTTCAAATTATACATTAGTAGCATCAGATAATAGTAAAATTATTTCAATTACTGCAGCAATTAGTATCACCGTTCCATCTGGAGTATTTTCTGCTGGAGATACTGTAACCATAGTAAATAACACAAATGCAACCAGATCAATAGTTCAAGGATCTGGTGTTACTATGTACACTGCAGGAACTTCTACTACAGGAAATAAATCTTTAATTCAAAGAGGAATTGCTACGGTAATTTGCGTATCTTCCGATACTTTTTTCATTAGTGGAGCTGGTCTTGTATAATGGGTCATCCACAACAATATACAATATTTAATACTCAACTGAATGATCTTCCGTCGTTGGAGAATTGTATTTATTATTATAATATTAGTAGTGTGTATGGGATATATAACAGACCTAATGGAAATATTTTACAAAGTCTTGCACCTGGACATCCCTTTGCTGTAAATGCAGGATCTAGTAATCGTAATGGTTCTAGGTTTGGTCAAACTGAAACTCCATATAATTATTATCCAACTTTATCCAGTAATTCTAATGGAGAATATTTGGATATGTCTGTGAATAATAATTGGAATCCTGATACTTCTGGAGTTCTTGCTGGTTTTGTTGGTCCAGCAATTGGCGCTAAAAACCAAATGAATTGGCCAAATAGTAGTATGACATTTACATTTTGGGTTACTTATGAACACAATAATATTGCAAAACAAGCTTTAATGGGAGTAGATACAATTCCAAGTTCTGGTCAAAGATATGTTGGATTTTATTTTGTTTCTGGAAAACTTGTATACACTAGTTATGATTATACAGCAGGATGGCAAGAAGAACATACATTTGACTATACTTTTTCAACTTCAGTTCTGTATAATATAACTATAACATTCAATTCTTCTGGTGTAATTAGTTTATATGTGAATGGAACCTTTGAAGATAATTATACTGAGACTGAATCTGTCAATACTCCAGTAGGATCTAGAACTGGATATGGTGTAAGTGCTGATGTTTATGGTGATGGTGCCTTTAGTGGAAAATACTATAAATCGGCAGCGTGGGCAACACTTTTAAATTCTACTCAAATTACAGAAGTTTATGATGCTGGACCTGGAGTTAATCCAGATTCTTCGTATTGGATAAGTAGTGTTGGTTATAGTAGTCTTGAGAGAGGTACTGCTGGTGTATATTATGATGGACATTACTATGGTTTTGGTGATACAAATAGGGGAAGTGGTGGACATGATGATTGGTTTATCTATAAAATAAATGAATATGGTGCGATTGTTTGGCAAAAATATATTGGTGCTGGTAATTATGAATATGGTCTTGGAATAGATATTGATTCTAGTGGTAATATTTACATCTTTGGTGCTCAGTCATCGGAATTATACAAACCGTTCTGGACAATGCAATTAAGCTCTTCGACTGGAGCAATTCAATGGCAAAGACAAATTACAACAGGATATGCTAATAATGTAGCTTATGATTTAAGATGTGATTCAAGTGGAAATGTTTATTGGACTGGATACGTCAATTCTCCAGCAACTGCCGGTAATGAACAAATGTATCTTGTAAAATATAATTCTTCAGGAACTTTACAGTGGACTAAAACATCAGGTACTGGTTACTCTGGAATGGTTGTTTTTGTAGATAGAACAACTGATGATGTTTATGTTGGATTTGGTAATAATGTTTCTCATTTCAATTCATCGGGAACTCTTCAAAAGACGGTACAGTTTTCTACAATACTTTCCAATAGTGGAATTAGAGGATTATGTGTTGATAGTAGTGGAAATATATTTGTGGGTGCTATTGATAGTAATAATGATGGATATGTATTGAAAACAAATTCTTCTGGCGTAATTCAATGGCAGATTAAGCATAGCTCTGAAAGTAGAATCTATGCTACAGCAATGACTTTGGATGATGATGGCAATCTTTACGTTGGAGGATCTCTTCTACAAACAAGTCCATCAGTTGTTCTCAGGTCTTTTCTTTTTAAATATAACCAATCCAATGGAAACATTTCTTGGAAGAGATCTATATCCCATTCAACTAATTTTGTACAAAGTAATTCTCACCATCTTTATGTTGTTAGAAATAGTATTTACTTTGTTGGTATGAATCAGTCTACTGCTGGAAATTGGGATCATATGGTAGCAAAACTTCCAATAGATGGTTCTTTTACTGGAACGTATGGTGGATTTACGTTAGCATCTTATACAACAACTGATTCTACTCCAACTATTACATCTTCAACACCAAGTCTATCCTTTGGAACACTTGGATCATCAAGCACATCATCACTTTCAATATCAGATGCTTCTGCTACTCAAATTATTCGGTACTTATAATCTAGAATAAATAATCAAAAAGTTTGTAATAAATGGCGCTAGATTTTCCATCCAGCCCTAGTTTAAACGATTATTATGTCGCCAATGGGCGTAGGTGGCAATGGAATGGGACTGCCTGGCAACGAATACCAGACCCTGGAGCACAAGGTGTTCAAGGTTCCACAGGTACTACTGGTGCTCAAGGTGCTCAAGGTGCCACTGGATCTGGTGCTCAAGGAACCGCTGGTGCTCAAGGAACCGCTGGTGCTCAAGGATCTACAGGTGCTCAAGGTGCCACTGGATCTGGTGCTCAAGGATCTACAGGTGCTCAAGGTGCTACTGGTGCTCAAGGAACTCAAGGTAGTATAGGTTCAACAGGTGCTCAAGGTTCTACTGGAGCAACTGGAGCACAGGGTGCAACAGGTTCTACTGGAGCACAAGGAAGTACAGGAGCAACAGGTGCACAGGGTGCAACAGGTTCTACAGGTGCTCAAGGTGCTCAAGGTTCCACAGGTGCTACTGGTGCTCAAGGAGCACAAGGATCTACAGGTGCTCAAGGTTCCACAGGTGCTACTGGTGCTCAAGGAGCACAAGGATCTACAGGTGCTCAAGGTTCCACAGGTGCTACTGGTGCTCAAGGTGCTCAAGGTTCCACAGGTGCTACTGGCGCACAGGGTGCACAAGGTGTTGCTGGACCATCAACAATTCCTCAAAATTCCCAAACAACAGGATACACTTTGGTATCTGGTGATGTTGGAAAGCATATATCAATAACTACTGGTGGAGTTACTGTTCCAAACTCAGTGTTTAATGTTGGAGATGCGGTGTCTATATATAATAATTCTGGTAGTAATCAAACAATTACTCAAGGAGCATCTACTACTTTACGTTCAGCAGGAACGGCAAATACAGGAAACAGAACATTAGCACAATATGGAGTATGTACAATTTTGTGTGTAGGGTCTAATACATTTGTAATATTTGGAGCAGGATTAACATAATATGTCTATTATTCAATCATTTTTTATGGGATCATCTTCATCACCATTGAGTGTTGAAGTTCTTATGATGGGTGGTGGTGGTGGAGCATCATCTCTTCTAGCAATTAATCCTATTGCTAGAGATGACGATGTTTATTGGCCAAATTACTATGGAGGCGGCGGGGGTGGTGCTGGGGGATTATATATTTACTCGGCAACATTAAATCCTGGAAGCAGTTCTACAGTCACAATTGGTGGAGGTGGAAGTGGTTCTGCCGATGGATCTCCAACTTCATTTACTGGTGCTTCTAATGCTGTTGGTGGTGGATATGGAGCAGCAAGTGATACTGGTGTAGCCTGGACAGGCCGACCTGGTGGATCTGGAAGTGGTGGTAGCAGTGGTGGCGCCGGCGGATCCGGAACTTCTGGTCAAGGAAATTCTGGTGGATCATCCACTAGTAACGCGCAATGGGGAGCAGGAGGTGGTGGAGGAAAAGGTGGTGCTGGTAGTCCAGGACCATATCCTGTCGGTGGTGCTGGAGGACCTGGTTATGATTTAGCAACTTTTAGAGGAGGGACTTCACTAACAGTTGCTTTTGGAGGGGGTGGTGCCGGATGGAGTAGTGTCGGAAATAATGGTGATGGAACCACGACTCAATCACCTGCTTCTAATACAGGGGGTGGTGCTAGAAATGCTATCGGAAATTACTTGGGCCCTGCAGGTACTTTCTCTGGTGGATCAGGAAGAGTCATCGTTCGCTATGCTGGATCTACACAAAGAGCAACAGGAGGAACTGTAACAACAGCGACTGTTGGTGGATCTCCTTATACTATTCACGATTTCACCGCAAATGGTACATTCTCTGTAACTTAATATAGTAATAATTATGGCACATTTCGCAGAACTAGATGAAAATAATATAGTACTTCAAGTAACAGTAGTCAATAACTCTGATATTTTGGATGAAAATGGAAATGAGTCAGAAGAGATTGGAATTCAATTCAATAAAAACTTATTAGGACAAGATACAAAGTGGGTTCAAACTTCTTATAATTCAAATTTTAGATATAAGTATGCTGGGATAGGTGACTTCTATGATGAAGTTCATCAAGTTTTTATTCCACCAGGATATCATTATGATGAAGAATATAATCGAGTTGTTTTAGATGGTTCTTTATATAATGAAGAATTTGATGAATTTATTTTACCTCAACCACATCCTTTATGGTGGTATGATCCAGAAAGAAAAAAATGGAGACCACCATTTCCAAAACCAATGACTACTCATCAATATGAATGGGATGAATCTATTTCAGATTGGAAACAAGTTGAAGGTTCTGAAGGAGAAAGATCTTGGGTATTAGATTTAATTGACAATCAATCAAATACTTGATATAATGTTTAAAATGTCTATTAATAATGGAAAGAAAGATAAGTATATTTAAAGATCCATTTCCTCATCTGACCATAGAAAATTTTTATACTGATGAAGAATTAGAATTGATTTGGGAAGAACTTATTTTTCTAACTAAACCAGGAAAATTGTACGATCCTGGATACATTCATGGAGCAGTTCATCCAGAAACAGGAGAGATTTTAACTAAATCTAGGTCTATACAATTAGATATCTCTTATAATGATAAAAATCTTTCCAATATTATAACGGTAACTCAAAAGTTATTCAATCATGGGTTTTTGAATATCTTTTATGATAGGTTTCCACAACATAAAAAAATTCTAAACACTAATTATTGCTACACAAAAGTTAGATATTATCATGATGGAGACTATTATGCTCCCCATACTGATATAAATCATGACTTTTTAGCGTTCAGTTATTTCAATAGAGAACCTAGAAAGTTTACGGGTGGTGAATTATTTTTTCCAGAGTATGGTGATTATGAATTTAAATGTATGAACAATAGTTTAATTCTGTTACCATCATATGTTACTCATGGAGTTAAGTGGGTAAGTATAGAAGATACAGATTATTATTCTGGAAATGGTAGATATTGTATATCTCATTTCTTTGGTATTGATTATCAAAAAGCACATGAAAATTAATCAAATTTACCACACATCTCACTGTGGTTCTACTTTAATGGCAACATTATTGGCGAATTCTACAACTGTTTATTGCGAACCATCATGGTCTTCTAGGTTATTAAATGGTGAGTTGGAACTTGATGATGCCACTATTAAATTTGGAAGTGGATGGTGTCCGTTTTCACATCAACTACCGGGTAAAAAAGTTTTCTTGTATAGGAAATTAAAACATCATCTGTTTAAAATAAAATCATCAAACTATATTAATCGTATTGTATCTACAAAGTATGAACATCATCTAAAACATTGTCACCCATCTTTAAAGGAATATCAGTTTACAACTGATCTTGAGAAAATTACTTTTATGTGGTTGAATAATGTTCAATGGATAAGTGATATTGGTGATGTCTTATGGGTAGAATCAAATAGTTTTTTTGAGAATAAAAAAGAAACTATGGATAAAGTATGTGATCACTTTAATTTAGATAGAGTAAAAAACTATGAACTATCTAATGTTTATGTGAAGTCTTTTGGTCTGATAGGGAAAGAAAAATCAATTAATGAAACTGAGATACCAAATTTAGGTACAGTAAAATCTTTATACCCTTCTTTTGGTATCATTGATGATGACTTATGTGATCTATGTCCTGAAATTAATGATTTAGTTTCATGGATTAAAAAAGAAATACCCAGTATGCAAATTGATTTTCTAAATTAAAAAATTACTAGACTTGACAATCCCCAAATAATCCTTTATAATAATCAAGTCTTTCAAATCCTTGTATCTTTGGGAATGAAGACCCTCTCTGTGGTGGGAGAGATGAGTTGGTGGTTACTAGAGAGGGTCTTAGCACCCTCTCTTTTTTTGCCTAGACCCCTTGACACCAGGACCCAGACCCCCTATAATACTCAGGTAATCAACGGAACATCCAATGGGAACCGCACAAGAATCTGTCCTGGGCATTGTTATTGATGTCTGCACTCGCTCTTTCCTTCTCATTAGTGATGAAGGTAATGAGAAAATGGTAGAGTGTGAAACTGTTCAGGAGTTTATGAATGTCCTGGAAGTTGTTACTGCTAACCTTGAACCTCATCAAATCGAATACGCTGATATTGCTGTAGAATAATAATGGAAGTGTTTACTGTAAAAGAGTGGGAAGAAAACTTTGATGCTCTCCTAGAACGAGTAGAACAAGGAGAGCACATTGGTATCATTGGAGAAGATGGTAAGGCAGCAGTTATGATGCCTGCCGATGATGAACTTATACGAATACACACTGAGTTAAACAACGAAGCTCAGTAAGTTCATCATCTAGGAAGTGAGACTTGGTAGTCAGAGGAGTCTTATAAACTCTTTCCGCCAGATTAGCGGCTTTGAGGTGGTTCGAATCCACCCACTTCTATTGGTAGTCGTTAGGCAGATAGCCTAAAAAGACGCCAACTTCTACTACGGGTATCTTCCGTAGCGTCGTATGGGAAGGGCAATGTTCTTCCCAATTACATAAAGCAGGTTTAGCAATCTGGTAGAATGCTCAGAACTCATAATTCTGCGAAGGCGAGTTCGATCCTCGCAACCTGCACCTACGCCCGCATAATCCAACAGGCAGAGATAGGGAGCTTAAAACTCCTCCAGTGTCGGTTCGAATCCGACTGTGGGTATAAAAATAAATATAAGATACGGGAGTGAAGCCTATGTCTTATAGAATAGACACTGCGTACTGCTGGTATAACGAAGGCAGCATGATAGTGAAAATGTATTTCATTAATCAAGTCCCATTCACATTTGATGAGATGCCTGATGGGCATTTGGAAGATGATGATCTTAAGAGACTAGCAGATAAAGAAAGATCATTTGAACCAGACGACTTATACAGAAGTTCTTTCTACCTTATAGATGAGGAAGTGCATCCTTGTATGTTCCCGATAGAACTAGAAAACCCTGAAGATATGCCTGATGAACTAGAATATTATCACGATGAGGAAGATTTGATGGGTTGATAAATAAAACATAGAAATATATTGGCGTATATAATCCGATGCCTTTAAACAAACTGGAAAATTTCATAAAGAATACTGAAGGGCGTATTCTCTATGTTAACCCAAGTGACCTTGATGCTACCGATTCTATCGAGAATCAAGGTAATTCGTTAACAAAACCTTTCAAAACGATTCAGAGAGCACTGCTAGAGGCAGCGAGATTCTCATATTTGAGGGGAAGTGATAATGATATTGTAGAGAAAACTACAATTCTTTTATTTCCTGGCGAACACGTCATTGATAATAGACCTGGATATGCTATTAAAGATGTAAGTGGAACTGCTACTGCCGTATCTCCAGCTGGTTCAGAGACCGTAGCATCTACAGAATTAACTCTTACATCATCTTCAGTATTTGATCTAACGCAGCAAGAAAATATTCTTTATAAGTTTAATAGTATTCATGGTGGTGTTGTTGTACCTAGAGGTACTTCAATTGTTGGTTTAGACCTTAGAAAGACTAAGATTCGTCCTAAGTATGTACCAAACCCAACTGATACTAATGTAGCAGGTTCTTCTATTTTCAGAATCACAGGTGCTTGTTACTTCTGGCAGTTTTCTATCTTTGATGGTGACCAGAGTGGTCTAGTATATACTGATGCATCAAACTTTGGTTCTGGTAATCAGTCAAAACCAACATTCTCTCACCACAAACTAACTTGTTTTGAGTATGCTGATGGTGTGAATATCCCTACTGGATATTCCATTACAGACCTCGACATGTATTATAGCAAGCTTTCGAATGCATTTAATTCGGAAACTGGCAGAAATATTGACCAGAAGTGGCCAGCTGAACCACTAGGTTTTGCTAAGAAGCGTTCTGAGTGGGAAATTGTTGGCGCATTTGCTGCTGACCCAGTTAATATCTCTACCATTATTTCTGGAGATAGTTTCACTCCTGGTAGTGTTATTACAGTTACTACATCTACAGCACATGGTCTTACAACTGGTACACCTATCAAAGTTAAAGGTGTAAGTGTTGATGACTATAATGTATCAACCACAGTTCAAAGTGTAAGCAGCGAAACTCAGTTTACTTATCTACTACCATTTGTAAGAAACAATCTTCCTGCTTCTCCTAGTGCTTCTGGAGCAACAGTTACTATCGAGACTGATACTGTTGGTGGTGCTTCTCCATATATCTTTAACTGTTCCTTGCGTTCAGTTTATGGTATGAACGGTCTTCATGCCGATGGTGCTAAGGCATCTGGTTTCCGTTCGATGGTTGTTGCTCAGTTTACTGCTGTTTCTCTACAGAAAGACGACAGAGCATTTGTTAAGTATAATGAGTCTTCTAGAGCGTATGAAGGTATTACGGTTTCTAAAGTAACTGGTGCATCACTTTCAAGTGAATCTTCATCTACAGATTCTAATAAAGTTTATCACCTAGACTCTGATGCTCTCTATAGAACTGGATGGGAATCTAGTCATATTAAAGGTTCGAACGATGCCTTTATTCAGGTCGTCTCTGTATTTGCTATTGGTTTTTCATATCACTTTGATGGTAGAACTGGTGCTGACTTCAGTATCACAAACTCTAACTCAAACTTTGGTCAGTTCTCACTGAACGCAGAAGGATTTAAGGCAGAAGCATTTGCGAAGGACAATAAAGCATTTATTACTTCTGTTATTACACCAAAAGCAATTGTAGCGACAGAAGAGAGTATTGACTGGGTACAACTAGATGTTGGTTTAACAACTTCTGTTGGTATTTCAAGCCATCTATATCTTTATGGTTACAATGATAAGAACATTGCTCCACCAGTTCTTGTTCAAGGTTATAGAGTTGGTGCTAAACTGAACGATCAACTATCGTTCGTTGGATCTGGAACTACCTACAGTGCAAATATCCTAATGGTTGATAATGCCATTAGCACATCTGGTATTACCTCTGCTCTAGGAACATCTAGTTCATTTAAACAATACTCTGTAAGTAGCGTTTCATCTAGCGTTCTGACTATTGGAACACATAACTTACTAACTGGTGAAAAGATTCTACTCATCAGTGATAGTGGAGACCTACCAGAGAATATTAATCCACACACCATTTATTATGTTATTAAAGAGTCTTCAACTCAAATTAAGATAGCATCTTCAGCAACGAATGCTGAGAATAGTGCATTCATTACACTATATGGTGGAACGAATATTAAAGTTATTAGTAGAGTAAGTGATAAGGCTGCTGGTGAAATTGGTTCACCTATTCAGTTTGATGCTGCAAATAACAATTGGTTTATTCATTCATCCCATAATAATGCTATCTACACAGCATTTAATACTCTAGGAACTGGAACTCTTGGTTCTGCATCAAATCCATCATTCTTTAATAGAACAGAAGATCCAAGAAGTCTTGATGAGAAACTCTATAAGTTTAGAGTTGTAGTTCCAAAAGAGTTTGATAATGCAAAGGATCCAGAAGAAGGATTTGTTATTCAGGAGTCCAGCACTACTGGAGCAAGATCTAACGCTGACTTTACTGCTACTGGAATTACAACATCTGACTATGATTATAACAGAAACCCAAGATTCATCAGCACCTGCTCAACGAGTTCTTCTACAGTTACTGTTATTACAGAACTACCACATAATGTAAGAGTTGGTGAGAAGATTATCATCAGAAATGTAACCAGCACTGGAAACACTGCTGGAACTGTTAATAAGGGATATAATGGAGTATTTACTGTTGCTTCTGTAGTTGATGATAAGACATTTACTCACTCAACAGCAGATGTTTATGGTATAACTCATTCTACTGGTTCATTTACAAATGATACAAGCAGTAGAACAACTGCTCTTCCAAGATTAGAAAGAAATGATTGGAATGAGAACTTCTATGTTTATAGAAACGAGGTCATCTCTCCATATATTAAGGATGTTCAAGATGGTGTTTATCACTTGTATGTGTTAAATGCTGGTAATACTGTTGAAACTGAATTCACTGGACATTCCTATAGTCAAAATGTTAAAGATCTATATCCACAGTTGGATAGAGATAATATCAGTGATAATCCAAACTCAAGTAAAACATACGCTAAGAGATCTCCTATTGGCGATGTTGTAACTGATGATCTTAAGAAGAGTCTTACAAGAGAAACTGTTGATATTTTACTCCCAGCTCTTGGTATTGGTCTTCCTATCACTGGAGTTACAACTTCATTCCCAAGTGCAACTGTTGGAGTTGCAACTTTAACATTCGCTAGAGAGCATGGTTTTAATGGAATTGTAACTTATAGTTCCTTTACTGGTGGTAGTGGATATACCAATGGAACTTACTATAATGTAAAACTCTTTAATAATGGAACATCAACTTGGGATGGCGCTACCGCCACTGTAACAGTTGCTGGTAATGCTGTATCCTCTGTAGATATTACTGTTGGTGGTTCTGGTTATACAAATGGCGAAGAACTAGACTTTGATACTGGAAGAATTGGTGGTGGAGTAGGCGCTGGTTTAACTGTAACAACTGCTGGTATTTCAACAGTTATTGGTAATACCGTTCAAATCACAGGTATTGGAACAACTGCTGGTGGATACTATCGTATTACTGGTGTTCCTGCTAAAAATCAAGTTGCTATTGCTATTACTGATAAGGATCCAAGAATTGTTCAAGGGCAATATCTACTGAACATTGCACCTGAACTAACTGTTTCTTCTTCAGCATTTACTTCAGCAACTGGTATTACCACCTTTACAATGTCTGAACCTCATGGTTTTGTGGTTGGTAATAGACTCACCGTTAAGAACTCTACAGATCAAAACTTAGGCGACTATCTAGTTACTGGTATCACAACCACAACAGTTAGTGCTAAGACGAGTGCATCACTTACTTCTCCTAAGTATCTGTTGAAGCATGGTCTATCTTCCAATGATAAGACCTCTGATGTTGATGGTGAGAATCTTGGAGCAAGAGGATTCTTCTTCTACGGAAACGAGACTGCTATTCTTCAGTCTAATATCTCCAATCAGACTACACTTCATATTAAAACTACAAACTCTGGTATTTCAACTACCAATAGATTTGAACTTGGTTCATATATCCAAGTTGATGATGAGATTATGAGAGTTGTAACCAGCACTCTTGCTGGTTCTGGTAACAATGAAGTCAGTGTTATTCGTGGTGCTTTAGGAACTCTGAAGCAAAACCATTCTGGTGGTGCTCTTATTAAGAAGATCACACCTAAGGCTATTGAGTTCCGTAGACCTTCATACTTACGTGCTTCTGGACATACATTTGAATATCTTGGTTATGGTCCAGGTAACTATTCAACTGCACTTCCACAAGTTCAGGTCAAGAGTCTGAGTGATAAGGAAGACTACCTCGCACAAGCACAAGAGAAGAACTGCGGTATCGTTGTTTATACTGGTATGAACAGCGTTGGCGACTTCTTCATTGGTAATAAGAAGATTAACTCTGCTACTGGTCAAGAAGAAGTATTTGATATTCCAGTACCAACAATAACTGGTGAAGATCCTTCTAGTTTGAGTGTTGTATTTGATGAAGTTATTGTTAAGCAAAGACTTCTAGTTGAAGGTGGAAACTCTGGTACTGTTCTGTCTCAGTTTGATGGTCCAGTTAAGTTCAACAAAGAAGTTAAAATTAATGATACAACTACTATTTCTGCACCACTAAAAGTAACTGATACTACACAGTCAACTGATTTCAGTACTGGTGCAGTCACAGTTAGTGGTGGTGTTGGTATTGCGAAGAACTTGAATGTTGGTGGAAATGCTAATGTAACTGGAAACCTAACCGTAAGTGGAAATCTAGTTATTGATTCTTCATCTACTCTAGTTTCTTCCGCTGGTAGTTTTGGTAACATTAAAATTGCCGTTACTGATGACAATACTATTGATACTCAGTCTGGAAATCTAAAACTCAATGCAAATGGTGGAAGCACTCTTGTTGCAATCCAAACTAATACAACAATCACTGGTATCTTGAGCGTAACTGATGATATTACTGCTTTCTGGTCTTCTGACGAAAGATTGAAGGATAACATCACTAGAATTGATAATCCACTAGAAAAGGTTCTATCAATCAGTGGTAACACATTTGATTGGAATGAAAAGTCCAACAAGACTGGTCATGATGTTGGTCTTATCGCTCAAGAAATTGAGAAGATTCTACCAGAGGCAGTCACAACTAGAGATAATGGTTACCTTGCGGTTGACTACCATAAGATTGTTCCTCTACTGGTTGAGGCTATTAAAGAACTTTCTAGAAAGGTTGACGACCAGAATCATAAATAACTTAAAAACCGTCTAAGATGGCAGATTATAGAAAGTCGTTTAATTTTCGTAATGGCGTCCAGGTTGATTATGATAACTTAGTTGTAAATTCAAACGGTTTGGTTGGAATCGGCACCACGATTCCAACTGAAGTTTTGGACGTAAGAGGAACTGCCAAAGTTGTTGGACTAGCAACAGCAGACCAACTTCATAGTAAAACATTAAATGTAAGTGGTGTTACAACTTTAACCTCCGCTTCTATTGGTAACCTATCAATCAGTTCTAGCGGTATTGTTACGGCAGTATCTGGTGTAGTTTCATTTTATGGTGATGGTTCAACTCTAAGTAACCTTCCAACGTCACAGTGGGTTGATGTTGATGTTGGTTTAGGATTTACTAGCATTTACGCTGCTGGAAATGTTGGCGTAGCAACAACAGATCCAAGATATGTATTTCAAATTGGAGGTAATCCAAATACGCAAAATGGTATTGGTATTAACTCAACTGGAAGTATTAAGGCAACTGGTATCATAACAGCATCTGACTTCTATGGGACTTTCAGAGGTGGTTTAGTTGGTGATGTTTATTCTACTGGAGTTTCAACATTCACATCACTAAAAGTAGGTACAGTTACTGTTGATAGTGGTATCGTTACTGCAACAACATTTGTTGGCGATTTAACTGGAAATGTCGTTGGTATTGCTACAACCGCAAGAGGACTAATTGGAACTCCAAATATTACTGTTGGAGTAGTAACTGCATCTAAACTTGTAGTAGATTCTATTGAAGTTACAGCAACACCATCTGGTATCACTACTGTTACCAAACTATTGCACGTTGGAACTGGTGGAACTTCTTTTGCAGCACTAGACTCTGGAAGAATTGGAGTAGGAACAGCAGAACCAACATCAGACTTCCAAATTAGAAAGTCAAATGCTACATTACTTGAGGTTATCTCTACTGATAGTCAATCTAGAATTAGTATTGGTCAGTCTATAGGTATTGGGAACAGCAATGCTATTTTAAGATTTGGTAACTTAAGCAAGACTCTAGAGTTAATCAACAATGATACCGGAGATATTAGAACTGTACTCCACAATGGTACTGGTGCTGGTAGCACTGGAAACTTTAAGTGGATTTATGGTCAGACTAACTCCGAAAGAATGACCCTAACATGGGATGGTAATCTTGGTATTAACCAGACGATTCCAACCCATAAGTTACATGTTGTTGGTACATCAACAGTTACGGGCAATGCCTGGTTTGGTGGTAACTTAACTGTTGCTGGTTCTATTAGTGGAACTTTAAATCTAGATCCTATTATAACATCAAACATCTACACCACTTCTGGAGTTAGTACTATCAGTACACTGAAGGTAACTGGAAGTGCAAACTTTAATGGTTCTAGTTTTGTTGGATTAGGAACTAATGTTGGTGTTGGAACTGACTCTGGATTCCAAGATACTGGTTTAACTGTAAATAATGGTATTCGTGCAAATACATTAACATTGACGGATGGAATGAACGTTGCTAGTGGATATGTTACATCATTCTCAGTTCGTTCTACTAGTGGATTTATTAGTAGTGGTGTTGGAACTGAGTTTGTTCAGATAACCTATGGAACATCACCAAGCAGAGTTATATTTACTGTACCAGGTGTTGGTTCAACTTCACTTCGATTATTCTAATGTCTTTAACAAGAACGACAACAAGTGAAACAGGTCCTTTTTATGCTTCTGGATCTATATCTTTTAGTTCCCTAAGAACTAACTTTAAGAGGACATCATCAGGAAACATAAAAGCATCTGAACTTAGAAGAAATACGAATGTTAATACAGCAGAACCAATAGTTCCAGATTGTACTGAAAATAGAACTTCTGGACCCTTGAGTGGTGGAATATCAACATCAAGTAACTTAAAATTATCCCAGTTTAGAAATTCTATAAAATATTATGATTTAACACAAGGATCTGACACAGATTTAAACTTAAATATTGCAGCATCCTCACTCTGGAATTCAAACTTACAATATAATATTGAAAAAAGAGTTTATTTATCTGGAACCAGTGGGTCAACAACTACATCAACACCAGCAGCAAGTCTAAATGCTACTGCCGTTTATAATGTATTACTTCTTATCACTGGAGTAATACTTGGTGATGGAGGATCTGCAGGAACAGAAACGATAAATGGTGGAGATGGTGGTGATGCTCTCTATATCAACACAAATAGTACCGGAACAGTTACTGTAAGGACTTCTGGTGCCTCTGCACAAGTCTACGGCGGCGGCGGTGGCGGCGGAGGTGGTGGAGATGGTGGAACAGGTGGTGGAGGTCAATATACTGTCAGTTATACAGAACGAGTAGGAACTGGATATAGTAGAGGTGGTCCTGGTAATTGTGGTTGCCCCGGTGGACAGTATTGTAGCGGCAGACAAGGTAATGGAGATAACTGCTGTGGTGGAGCATTAGGAACCCCTGGAGAATGTTTCTGCTGTTTCTATGATAGAACAGTATCTTATACTGTTAATACAGACGGTGGTGCTGGCGGTGATGGCGCAGATGGCGGATTGGGTCAAGGTTACCTACAGTCCAGAACATTTGGTGGAACTGGTGTAGGTGGTTCTGCTGGTGGAACTAATGCAGGAGCTGGTGGAAAAGGTGGAGATGGTGGAGATGGTGGAACTTGGGGACAAAATGGTGAAAATGGTGATACTGGAAATACTGGTGTTAACGGAAACCGCACAAATGGATTGGCAGGTGCTTCAGGTACATTAGGAGGAACGGCAGGTAGAGCAGTAGCAGGTTCTGGATATACTATTGATACTGCTAATGGAGTTGACTCTGCATACCTTGGTCTGAAGTAAGATACATAAACTAGATGATGGTTTGTAATGGAAAACGAGTATCCTTCTTTATCACAACAAGGTAAGAACTTAGCTTCTTTTGCTCTACAGATAGCAAGAAAAGCATTTGCTGAAGGTACAGCATCTGTTGCCGTGTCTGAAGGTATCCAGAGAGCAAGAATAAACACCTGTAGGGCTTGTCCTGCCTATGATGATATTCAACACAGATGTAAAGAATGTGGTTGCTTTCTTGCTGCTAAAGTAAAGTTCTCTGCTGCTTCTTGTCCCTTAGGTAAATGGGAAGAATCAGATAGAAAATGGGCAGAGGATGAATATGAAACTATTGTTGATAGTTTTGATGAGGAAACTAAGCATGAGTTGAGTCATATTAGTGACTGGAAAGAAAACACTTGACGAACTCATAAAAACCCTGTAGACTACCTTTGTCCCGGTTGAAGATGAGAGTATGAGCTCTTAAAGGGACAGTTATGAAACTGGCACAGGGTTCATCGGTAGAGTCCCCTCCGTGCTATAATAAGTCTATCGTCGATGAGGAAGTGATGCAACTCCGTCCCCACCAGCAGGATGCTACTGACGCTATGCTGGCGTTTGAGAAGGGTCAAATCATCGTTCCTACGGGCGGTGGTAAGACTATGTGCATGATCAAGGATTCTCTTGATTATCTGAATGCTTATGATGCTGGAGTCATTGTTGTAGTTGCTCCTCGTATCCTGCTTGCCGAGCAACTCTCTGCTGAGTTTCTTGAATTTCACACTGATGTTGCTGTGATGCACGTTCATAGTGGTGAGACTCATCACTTCAGCAGCACTCGCCCTGCTATTATTCACAACTGGTCTAAGCAAGCATATCGCAAGCAACTGATCTTCACTACCTATCACTCTCTGCCCCGTCTTCAAGAGGCGGACATCAACGTTGACTGCATTTACTTTGATGAAGCGCACAATTCCGTCCAACGTAACTTTTTCCCTGCTACGGAGCACTTCTCTTCTACTGCTAACCGCTGCTATTTCTTCACTGCTACTCCTAAGCATTCTCTTACTGTTTCCAAGCCTGGGATGAATGATGTAGAAGTCTACGGTAAAGTCATCTGTAATGTTCCTGCTCCTAAGTTGGTTGAGGAAGGTTACATTCTTCCTCCTAAGGTTGTTGTGAAGCAACTTGAGATGGTTCAGGACAAACAGATGATTGCTGACCGTGACTCTCAGAATCTTCTGGATACTATTGACGACAATGATCTGGGTAAGATTCTGATCTGTGCTCGTTCTACCAAACAGATTATCAAACTGCTGAGTGAGTCTGACTTCCGTAAGGAGTTGACTGAGCGTGGTTATTCCTGCATGTATATCACTGCTAAGACTGGTGGTGTTATTGACGGTCAGAAAGTCAACCGTGAAGTATTCTTTGATACCCTGAATGCTTGGGGCAAAGATCCTTCCAAGAAGTTTGTGGTTCTTCACCACTCTATTCTGTCTGAAGGTATCAATGTCTCTGGACTTGAGGCAGTCCTGTTTATGCGTAACATGGACTACATTGGAATCTCTCAGTCTATCGGGCGTGTGATCCGTCTTGGAGGCGCTCAGAAGACCTTTGGACTCGTCTGTGTGCCTGTCTACGATAAGGTGGGCATCAGCACCGCCAAGAGCGTCCAAGCGGTCGTAGACACCGTTTTCCAACAGGGTTTGCCTGCTGTATCTGTTGTGCGTCGCTGACTTTTCTGCTATAATACCAACACCGAAAGGAAACTACCATGAAGTGCCGAGTTCAACTCTTTGTTGCTGGTCAAGTCTTCTATGAGGAAGTAATCTGTCGTGACTATCAAGAAGCACGAAAGGTAGCACTTGCCCGTAATCCTAATGCTAAAGTTATTGGCGTTACCGCTGTATTCTAATGGGTAAATTTCAAAAACCTTTCATCGATCGTCCTGGTATTCTTGACCCAAAGACAGGAGATCCTGAAGGTTATGTAACCAATGATGGAATGTGGGCAGCGGTTCCCATCATTGGTTCTAAAGGTTTTGCTATCATTAACAATGGTTCTGTTGTTCATGAAGCACGAAACTATACTGCCGCCAAGAGCTACATTCTTAAGGAAATCAAAAAGTCCAAGAAGAAGTAGTTTAAATACTATAACTGAAAGCAACTCATGAACAAAGAACAAAAACGCAAGGATGCTCTTGGATTGTTTATTGAAAGTGTATTGAAACCAGACCATGAGTTGAGACAGTGTGCTCACAACCAAAAGTGTTACAATGAGTTACTTGAATGGAGACAAGAAGTTCTTGAGTATCTAAACTCCCGTAGAGGTGAGGAGTTTAGTACATGAACTATCAACTATTTCTACTGTTTGTTTTCGCAGTGGCTGCGTATTTCATCGTAACTGATGAGAGCGTTGCCGCTGCTTTTTATTATGTGTATAGGTTAGCAAAAGCATACATTCAGCGTCAGTGGTGGTGGATTACGCACAATCCCCGTAATCCTGTGGTAAAATATCTAATGTGGCGTCGTTCTATGAAACTCGCTAAAGAGTTACAGAAATACTTTGATGAAAATAAATAGACCATACCAGGAGTAAAGTATGCTCTCTACGCAATATCGTCTTCGTCTTGAAGCAATTTGTGAGAAGATTGTTCTACACGAAGAAGTGAGTTTGGAAGATATGATTTGGGCAGAAAAACTTGCTAAGTCTAATCGTTCTGCTGCAACAATACTTCGTCAGGCAAGAAGAAGAGCAGAGAATCCTGATATGGACGATATGGATGACTTTATGAACCAACTTGATATTGGTGGTTTAGGACATGAGCGATTTGGTCGTCGTGGTTTTGATAGTCCAGACGATCTTCTTGACTGGTTTAAGAGAGACGATGACGAAACTGATTGGAGGCAGCGTGACTGAAACAGCAGTAATTTATTCTAACGGAAGTCAAGAGTGTGAGCGTATTGGTATGCTCTTAAGAGCACTTGGTGGTGAGTTTCTTGAATATAAGTTGAACCAACACTTCACTCAAAGAGGATTTGAAGCAGAGTTTGGTTCTGATGCTGAATACCCTCAAATTAATATTGGGTTTAAGCATGTTGGTGGTATGAAAGAAACACTTCAGTATATGAAAGATAACGGTTTGTTTGAATGACCTACGAAGAGTTTATTCACAAAGGCACTGAGTTCTATATGGAAATGGTGCGTCTTGTTGATACTAAACTTAAATATCGTATGGACTTTACTGATGAGGAGAAGGAAATAAAAGATCACATTATGGAGTTTCAACATAATGTTAAAATCAATGAGTTGAGAGATAAGTTCCAAAAATGCTGGGAGATTGAAGAATGAATGACGAAGACAAGAAACTGATAGAAGCATTTCCTGTTCCAGTATCACATATTTCAAACTTCATCAATGATGAAGAAAGGGTAAGATTGTGTGACAAACTAAAAAATGCAAAGTATCATCAACATTCAGCACTGTCTGGTGACGCTTCTTCTACACACTACTACAAGAAAGAAATCAATAAGGACTTAGGTAAACAGTTACTGAACCGTTTAGAGCAGTCTGTAAATGAGTATGGTAAGATATTTGGTTTGCCACCTCTTAAGATTTTTAATACCTGGGCAAATATACAGAACTCTAATAGTGTATTGAAGTATCATACGCATCCAAATGCTGAAGTTTCTGGTGCTTTGTACTTAAATATAACTGAAGAGGGGGGAAAACTAAACTTCTCAACACCAAACCCATATATTTCAAACCAGTTCTACTTGGAGAGAAACTGGTACAACTATGAAACTTTTTGGATACAACCAAAGAATTGTGACCTAATACTATTTCCTGGTTGGTTGAAACATGGTTCCTTTGATAATAGTATGGATAACCGAATAGTTGTTAGTTTTAATGCAATATCGCATGTATTTGTATGAAAAATGTTATAATTTTATCACTCTGTTTTTTACCCCTTTTTACGATATGGTTAGTGATGAAACTCTCAGTATGGATTGCTACTGTTAATATGGAGCAGAAGTATGTCAGAGATGACGCCAAACGACCACACGGACCTTATGTGGAAGACCCATATGGAGACTCTGATGAGGAAGGCGAAGATTATTGAAACAAAAGAAATAATTGAGCAGGCAATCTGGCAGTGGTATTTTGAGCGTGGTCTTGATGTTCCTAACTGGAAAATGCAGAAAGATCCTGATTGGTGGACTGATTACTTGAGAGAGCTTGACAATGAAGATTAAAGACCCTATAATACCTAGCAAATACTCTATCGTCATGGACTACAAACCCTACAGTATGGAATGGAGTCGGAGGAGATATCTTTCCGAAGCAATCCAACAATACTTTGATACTGATGCTCCAGTGGATGTAATCCTGGACGATATTGTGGATGTGCTTGGACAAAATGTTGCGGAGCATAAGACCCGTGCCGATAAGTTTCAAGAAGTTATTGACGGTTTAAAATCTATTTCTTAATATGACTCCTGAACAACAAACCCTGCTGGAAACAGTAGCAGAAGAACTTGGTGGAAAACTTTACACCGTTCTTGTAACTGATAAGTATAAAGAGCACAAGAAAATTGTGATTGAATATGCTGAACAAAAACGACAAGGTAATTGAACTTCGTCTCTATTCTCCTCACAAGTGTGACTTTATTTGTGAGAGAGAAGACGGCACACATTATCTTTATGTGAAGCGTGACTGGATTGGTTATTATGAACTCCATCGTAATGGAAAGCAGTGGATTTGTGGTGAAAAGATATGTCTTTGACTGAAAAAGATAAAATCTTTCGTGATGTTTGGCAATGTGCCTATCAAAGGCGATACAATGCTATGTGTAAAGGTGACTGGGAATTGTATGCTCGTGAACATCAAACAATTCGGATGTGCCTTAAAATAGCAAAATGGACTTATTTTGATACAGAAAAAACAAACTACCTAAGACAATGACCGAACTCACACTACTCACATTACTTAATTTTGTTGCTGGTGACTTCTGTGCTGCGAAAGCACAGGGTATGGATACTCTTAAGTCTGTTCTTATTGCCTATTCCAAAGCAAATGATAAGTTTGGTGGGAATAATGTGAGGAAAGTTATTAACAAATCTCCTGCGATTGAAGTCACTGCCCTTGCTGTTGTTGCTACTAAATGCCCTAACCTGCTGTGATTTGGAGAAAATCTAATGGGAATGTTTGACTGGGTGAAGAGTAGTTATCCCCTACCAGAACCTTTCATGGATATAAACCAAACCAAAGATATTGAGGAAGGTTATAGTGGAACCATGACTCACTTCTGGATAGATCCTGCTGGTTATTTGTGGTGTGGTGATTATAAAGGAACTTCTACATTTGAGGTTATTGAAAAAGATGATCCACGATATAATGATAAACATCTTTTCTTAAACTATGAGTGGATACCTACAGGAAAGCACGGTAAGTTTGCTGTTCACATTATTACAAAATACATTGAAATATACCCAGAACAATGGAAGGGTAAATGGGAAGATTGGCCTAGGTTGAAACTTCACTTCAAACATGGTAAACTACAAGACTATGAGGATGTAACAGGACGATGACTCTATTTCAATTTAAGCACCATTATGACTTTGGGCATGACTTTTATATTCAGGTTTTAAATCTAAAGAAATGGTCACTGCTTCAACTATCTGTTAGTTGGAATGATTATCCATCTTGGCCTTATCTACAAGTCACATTTGGTTCTAATGGTTTGTTCTCCATTCTGTTCTGGGCATATAAGTTTGGACTGGATGTAGATATTCTTTCACGCACTTGGAGATGGGATTATAGGGAGGAACTCAATGAGCAAGAAGACTACACTGAACTGGGTTGAGTATTATTTCGGTCACTGCTTCCAAACTGGTTGGAGGGAGATGTGGAATAACTTTAAGATGTGGAGAGACCTCATTAGTGGAAACTATAAAGACTATGCTCTACTTCCAACTGATGACCCATATGAAGAGTGTTATCAGTGGTTTTGGTGTAGTATCAATATGGATGAAACTTATCCCAAAGAGTTTCTTGAGTACCTGATGGAAATGTGTGACAGAATTGATAGGGGTGAAGAAAAAGTTTATCCTCTTGATGAAGATTTCTTTGATAGATTGAAACAACTTACTGATGGTGTTGATGTAGATTTGTTTGATGACGAAGATGATGAGGACTAAATAGTAATGCCTTAACTGACCGCAATCCGTAAGGTTGGAGAGGAGAAATCCTCTCCTTTGTATTATAAATACTAATGCGGTTAGTTTAAGAGTAGAACTATGGTAAATCCATACAGATTTTATACCTATGCATATTTGCGTGAGGATAAAACACCTTATTACATAGGTAAAGGGACTGGATATAGAATATATCAAAAAAGAGGAAGACCTTGTTATAAACCAAAAGATGAGACCAGAATAATATTTCTCAAACAAAATTTAACCGAAGAAGAAGCATTCAAGCACGAAAAGTATATGATTGCTGTCTTTGGAAGAAAAGATTTAGGAACAGGTATTTTATATAATAAAACTGATGGTGGTGATGGTGTTTCTGGAAGAATAATAACTATTGGTTCTTTTACTGGAAAAACACATTCGGAAGAAGTAAGAAGAAAAATTAGTCAATCAAAAAAGGGAAAACAACTTTCAGAAGAACATAAAAGAAAAGTTGGTGATGCTTTTAGAGGTAAACCAATAACAGAAGAGCATAAAAGAAAAATAAGTAACTCAAAGTTGGGGAAAAAACATTCAGAAGAAACTAAAATAAAATGTGGAATAAAAAATAAAGGTAAAAAGTGGTGGAGTGATGGGAAAAAATGTAAATTTATGATAGAGTGTCCTGGTGAGGGGTGGGTTGCTGGTCGTAAAATAAAAAAGGACAGTTGAAGAACCGTCACAAGGGCACTTGATTTCAGGTGCTCTTTTTGGTATTATACATTTATAAATCAAACACCCCCCTCCTCAAAATGTATAAGGCATCTCTCAAGGTTCAGTTTGATACTGAATGGACTTCCACCAGTTACAGCAGCGGTTTTGATGATACTGTGCTTCCTGAAGAGCATTATACTTTTCAGATTCCTGCTGAAGACCTTAATGTTCATCAACTGTTCCGTTTCTTCGCAACTGTTGCCCGTGCGATGGGTCATAATGACATCAACATTATGAAAGGTGCTTGTGGTCTTGCATTTAGTGAAGACCGAAGAGAAGAAGATATGCGTAAGGTTGCTGATGAGTTTGAACTGACTTTGGGTGAAGACCTGAGGAAGAAGTTTGATGATATGCTTGAAGCAGAAAAAGAGTGGGAGCGTATCAAAAAAGGTCCTATGGGAACTGTCCTGTCTGATGAGGAAGATGAAGAAACTACCTGATAAACTACAACTTGATATTATGTGGGCAGTGGCGACCTCAACCAGTATTGAAACTGGTACAAGACCCCATTACGGGTTCGCCCAGATGCTGTATGATGAACTTATGGACATTCCACCACGGGTAACCCTCAAATGCGAAGAGTGACTGTAAAACCGAAGAGCAGTAAATCCAAAAACAGACTTGCTAATCTTATGGGCAACAACCCCATCTGTATTGTAGAGCAAGATAAAGGTGATGGTATGCTGTTTCTCGCATCAGAGAACCAGAAATACTTCTTCTGGGTCAATGTAAGCAACGATTGTCATTGGGAATGTGATTGGGAGGTATTATGATTAAACCGATTGACAAAACACACTGGGAAGATCTTTATGCTCGTCTGCATGATGCTTATGTGGAGTGTATGAAGCATGATAATCCCACATATGAACAGAAACTCGCACAGGTTCTGGATCATATGATTGTAAACAAACAACATCTTTACATCCGATGACTTACGAAGTTTTAGTAACAGAAACACAAACTTGTCTTTTGACATTTGATACAGAAGAGGAAGCACTTGCAGTAAGTGAACGAATTAATGGAGTTCTTGAACTGGAAGATTCTGAATATGATGAACATATGGAATGGTTTTATAGTATTATACCAGGATGGGATGTTGAAACTGTTGCTGAGGTGCTATGAACTACTTGTGTTTGGTTGATGGTGTGGTAGAATATGGGAGCACAAGTCTCTCTGACTTCGCACACTATCAGTTGATGTATGCCGAAGAGCACAAGAACGCTAATGTTCAGTATCTTACTCTGACTGATGAAGAGTATGATGAAATGTTCCCTTATGAGGAAGATGAATGACTGAACCTATTCTTCTTTGTAAGGATTGTAAGCATTATCG